CGACTCCCACATAATCTAACACTATCTCACTTTCAAATGTTTTACAAAGGTCAGTAACACTATTGATGACATTACTAAACAGTTCATCATCAGTCATATTTAACGTTATTGGATCTACATTACCACCAAGATACTTTGCACCATAGTTTTTATCAAATTTAAACTCTGGCATATATGTTAAAGTCTCATTTGGATCTGAGTGTGTTACAGCATCCAAAGAACGATCCTCTTTCTTAACGCTAAAAAGATCAATAAAAGGTTGGCATAAAGTAGAATCTAAGAAATTATCTTGTATATAAATTAGTTTCTTCAAATTGTAATAGTATTTCTTTTAGTTCGATACTCTGGATCATTATAGTTTGGAGTATCAGGTGCAGTATCTGGATTAAAGTTTGGATCTGGATAATCTTTCCAACTTTCACCTTGATATTCAACATACAATGGGTTTACATCTTTTCTTGCTGCATATACATGGTAAAAACAATTCACAGGCATTCCACCCTGTGCTTGCAAGTATATAAATTGATCATCCCATCTCTTCACTATTATATCTTGATGAGAACCAATCGGTTGTAATTGAACAGAGATACTCTCAACATCCACGAGATCTTTCCAATAATCAGGTAGTTTTATTATCTTTTCATTTCTTACTCTACCTCTATCATACACACCAACCTCTGGGCCTTCAATACAAGCATATCTAAGTCTCCATCCATCTTTACTTGGATGTTTGATGTCAAAAGGTTTTGGTGAAGCATCTGCTGCTGCAAATCTAGAAGCAAGCCTTCCTTTGTTACCACAATCTGTAGAACCACTTACATATAAATCACCTTTAATATAAACTGAATCGACACTACTACCACCAGTCACATAAAGAGCGTTTTGAGTTCCACCATCCCCTATAATCTGAGCATTACCATTTACATGAACTGATCTATCTGTTCCTATGGTATCTTCTCTACCAACCATCAAAGTAGCACTAGCACCTGAAAAAGCATCTACCTTTCCTATCTGAGTATTACCTTGAATATATGCAGTATGATCTACCTTTTCTTTTCCTACTCCTAATGCTTTAGGAACTATCTTTTTGGCAGCAACAATAAGTTGCCCACCGTATGCGAATATTTCGTCGAATGCAAATGCCATGTTACTCCTTGTTTACTTCTGCTGGTTCTGGTAGTTTATCTTTTGCCATCGCACAAGATACTCCCTCTATGAGTGGTGATATTAATTGCAATCCAAGACTACCTCTGATGGTCATCAAACCTGATGTCATAAGTTTAAGAGATTGCTTACCATCTATTGTAACATTTTTTGAGTCAAGTTTCAAGGTCTCATATGCATTTGCCCAAATAACTCCTTGAGGAGCATTACCATTAGCAATAAGTTCAATATCAAGTGCCTCTAATTTAATCTTACCATTTGCTGCTTTAAGATGTATGTCACCATTCTCTGCAAGGATCACGACTGCCTCTTGTTTCTTATCTAAATCCTCACCACTATGAATAAAGGTTGAACCAGGTGCGTTCATTATAGTGTAACCAGTTCGTGGCCCATCCTCATCGAATGACATAAAATGTCTACCATCCAATGCTTCTATTGCAACACTCGAAGTGCAATCACCTTTTGGGCTCAACTTACCAAAAGTAATCGCACCATTCATGGCACTAAGAACTTGATTCCAAAAATTCCTTTTTTTCATTAGTATCCTCCTCCGTATCCACCACCGCCACCACCGCTAGGTGTGCTAGGTGTTGATGGTGCTGGTGTTGCAGGTGTTGATGGTGTTGAGTAACCACCACCAGTTGCGGGTGTTGTCGGTGTGCTCGGTGTGCTTGTTGATGGAGTCGATGGAGCACTCGTTGGTGTAGTAGAGTAACTTCCTCTTGATGGAGAACTTATAGCTTCTATAGTATCCTCCTGAGTTTCAGTCTCCTCCCTCTGACTTGCAGTAATCTCTCCTTCAATCTGTCTCTTCTGAACACTCGCAAGTTGAGTATCATAAACAACAATATTAGTTCCAGAATTAGCAGATGTTCCTGCATATCTGATACCATTTACATAATATATGTTTCCATAGTAAGGTTTACCATCAACGTAACCATTTATATTTAACCCAACAAGATCATATACCTGAACCACATCTGTTAATACAGGTTCAACTGGTTGTGGGTCACGAATGATATCAAAATTAGGAACAAAGGTTGCATTGAATCCAGTCACTGTATTCATTCTGATTTGTGGTAACTCTGTAAATCTACCACCTTTATCAACAGATACTGATCTTATCTTTCCAAAAGGATCACAGTTATATGAAAGAACACTACCATTACTTGGTATGATCTCTATTTGATCAACACCACAATTATGATTGAAACCAGGATTTGTAACAGTCACTCCTGTAAGTGTAAGAACAGCAGGATATTGAGGAACTGTTTGTGGTGGTGGAAGATAACCTTGACCACTATCTCTGACAATAACTTGAACCACTACTCCATTCTCAATAAGAGTTTGAAGAACAGCACCACTACCATTATTACAAGGATCAATAACTTGAACTTGAGGTGATGAAGTATATCCAAAACCACCACTCACAATATCAACTGCAATTAAATTACCACTACTATCTACAACTGGATTAGCAGTTGCTCCAACACCACCACCTCCAAAGAATTTAAGTTTTGGTGGGCCACAAGGTTGATCACCTGTTAAACAAGGATCGGATCGAAGTAAATTTTTGGGAGTTAATGCATTGACTTCATTAATTGTCAAAAATCTAACCTTCTCATCTCCATCAATAAAAATAAATTCTGTGTCTGTATTTGATTCAGCATATGCATTTGCATCAGCAATAGACACATCCTTAATGTATCCATCAGTTTCGCTGATGTATCCTACTTTGATATTATCAAATGACGTTGGTGTTATTGGCATTATTGTAGACTCTCCTGAACTGTATCGTATATAATATCGTGAGGTGTTGTTGTGTGTGCTATACCAACCATCTTAACTGTTCTTCCATCCTCTCTTGTATGAACATGGAATGCACCATAATAAGGTTGACCATTAACATACCCTACTAGATTAGTTAGATCAGTTGCTCTTGATGTTGGTTTAGCAAATATCTTCTTAATTGTAACACCTTGCTTACTAGAACTCAACTTTTCTATACCAGTTCCATAAGATTTTCTCTCCTTTGCTGAAAGAGAAGTATTTTTAGCAGACTCTGCAACATTTGATGTGCTAGGTTTATCAGTTGATCCACCCCCACTTTGCATTGTATGCTCATCATTAGGTGAACACTCTGGATCAGGATCACAATTAAATATCTTAGTTATTGAATTAACAAAATTTAAAGATGATGCAATATCAAAATTCATACCACCCAATGCACCCAAACCTAATCCACCTGATAGTGGGCCCGCAAGTGCAGCACCTTTACCAGCAATAGCACTCAAAATTCTTGGATTAATTGATGCAAGACTACCAGCAGCAGAAATTAAATTTGGTATGTTACCAGATCTAATTGCTCCAAAAGCATTCCCTATACCAGTTAAGATATTTTCATTTACACCTAAGATATTAGATGCTAAAACTAATCCTGCTGCTATGCCGTTTGGATTTGATTTATCACCAATCAAAGATAAAGCATCAGCAATTAATTGTTGATTATTTGGTGTGTTTTGACCAACAGCATCAATAAATGAAACTAATCCACGACCATAGTTCCCGTCTGACCAGAAACGATTTGATGATCCAATACTATTTGGATCTATTCCAGCCTCATCTGCTAGTGTCTGAGACATACTTAAAACTAAATCACCAGATGATAGAGATGAAAGAACATTGTTTTCGTTTATCGCATTGTCAATTGTTCCTTCATTTGATGATCCAGTTTCAGTGGATGTTCCACCAAGAGAGTTCTGAATCTCATCAATTACAGGCCCTATTGCACTATCGAACCCCTGCATAATTGTGTTGATACTACCACCTAATACCTCACCAATAATTTCTTCTGTTTCGCAAAGTGGTGTAGGTCTATAAAATCCTTCAGCAGTTGGAGGTGGAACATCATTAGAACCTGGTGTATCTAATGCTGGTGATGTTGGTATTACTGCCTCTGTGCTTACACCAACAACTCCTGCTTCAGCAGTCGCAGCATTAGCAGATGCTTGCTCTGATTTATTTTTCTTTCTATTAAAAGCATTTTTTAGTGCTGCAGCGATTAATGCTGCAAGTGCAAGACCTGCCATACCATTAAACATACATGCAATTTTTTCCAGACCTTCTACTTTCTTATTCAATATCTCTAATGCATGAGATGGTGGAGCAAGATTTTCTAAAGGTGCAAGTTTTTCATTAAACTCCTTAGTTGTAAACTGTTGCACTTTATTCATCGTGCCTTTCATATATTTTGACATCTCCTGAGATGCATCTTCAATTGCTTTGTCTATATCTTTATTGTTCTTTAGGATTGGTAAACCAGCAGCAATATCTGCGTCTCGAAGAGAGTTCTGAAATGCCTCTATCTGAGAAGTCACCTTTGATATAACAGTCTGTATATTTTTTGTATCAGATTGAGTATCTGGATTGGGGCAAGCTAATGCATGTTTTTTATTTAATACACCATACTTTCTCTCATCTGCAGTTGTGTGTTGATTATTTGAGTCTGTTGATTCCTTTGCTACGTTTTCTTTTGATGGAGAACTATATGCTTCATTTCCTGCTTGCTTTGGTGCTAAGTCTGCATCTTTAAGTTTTCTTTGTTCGTTCGGTTCTTCGTCTTGATTTTTAGAATAAAAACTTTGTGGTGTAAAGTTCTCACCACCACTACCCTCTGTTCCTGTTTTTCTCTCAAGTTTAGTCTTAGCATTATTGGCAAGACAACCCATAATTATAGGAGTCTGTTGATCTTTTCCGTCAAGAAAGAATCCAAAGACAAACATTCCTTGTTTGATAGCGGGTGATTGGTATGATCCACCATGACCAGTTCCAGAGGTCACAGGATACATTACCTGAGCCCAAGGAAGTTCTTCTGCCTTTATATCTGATTCGTTTTGATCATGATGACCTATAATTCTAACTTTATATCTGTATCCCCAACCAGGTATATCATCAGTCTTTTCAAACTTATCTGGATTAAGGTTTTCTCTCCACGTTGAATCGTCAGCAACCTGG